TCCTTCACCACCCCGAAGACCCCTCCTCCATTCTCAAGAAAGCGAAAATTTGGGGGGTCCCGAAGCTCTGCAAGCTCTGCTAGTTCAGCAAGTTTTACAAGCACTCCACCAAAGCCAAAAAAGAACAGAGAAACTCCTGTTCCTACTGATTTTCCTATTGATCTTTCTGATTATCTTAGCCATGCTGTATATAGTAATAAAACAGTAAGTTGTTTTGCCATTTATACTACTTCTGATAAAGCTATAGAGTTATATGATAAGATTGAGAAATTTAAAGTTGATTTTAAAAGCAGGCATGCCTGTGAATTAGGATGTATTTTATTGTTTATAACTTTATCAAAGCATAGAGTATCTGCTATTAAGAATTTTTGCTCTACCTTCTGCACTATAAGCTTTTTAATTTGTAAAGGAGTGAATAAGATGCCTGAAATGTATAATAATTTATGCAAGCCCCCTTACAAATTACTGCAAGAGAATAAGCCACTGCTCAATTATGAATTTCAAGAAAAAGAAAAAGAGGCCAGCTGTAATTGGAATTTAGTTGCTGAATTTGCTTGTGAATATGAGCTAGACGACCACTTTATTATCTTAGCCCATTATCTAGACTTTGCAAAACCATTTCCTTGCCAAAAGTGTGAAAACAGATCTCGCCTCAAACCTCACAAGGCTCATGAGGCTCATCATTCTAATGCTAAGCTATTTTATGAATCTAAATCTCAGAAAACCATTTGCCAACAAGCCGCAGACACTGTTCTAGCCAAAAGGAGGTTAGAGATGCTGGAAATGACCAGGACAGAAATGCTATGTAAGAAGTTTAAGAAGCACCTAGAGAGATTAAGAGATTTAGATACAATAGATCTACTGTATTATATGGGTGGTGTGGCCTGGTACTGCTGCTTATTTGAAGAGTTTGAAAAGAAGCTGCAGAAAATTATTCAATTATTAACAGAGAATATACCTAAGTATAGAAACATCTGGTTTAAAGGGCCTATTAACAGTGGAAAAACAAGCTTTGCTGCAGCCTTAATAGATTTGCTAGAAGGGAAGGCCTTGAATATAAACTGTCCATCTGATAAACTACCTTTTGAACTAGGATGTGCTTTGGATAAATTTATGGTTGTTTTTGAGGATGTGAAAGGGCAAAATAGCCTAAATAAAGATCTGCAACCAGGGCAAGGAATAAATAACCTTGATAACTTAAGAGATCATCTAGATGGTGCTGTAGCTGTAAGCTTAGAGAAGAAGCATGTGAATAAAAAGCATCAGATTTTTCCTCCTTGTATTGTTACTGCTAATGATTATTTTATTCCCAAAACATTAATAGCAAGATTTAGTTATACTTTACACTTTTCCCCAAAGGCAAATCTAAGAGATTCCCTGGATCAGAACATGGAAATAAGAAAAAGAAGAATTCTTCAAAGTGGAACCACTTTATTGCTTTGTCTTATTTGGTGCTTGCCTGATACAACCTTTAAGCCTTGCTTACAAGAAGAAATTAAAAACTGGAAGCAAATTTTACAGAGTGAAATATCATATGGTAAATTTTGTCAAATGATAGAAAATGTAGAAGCTGGTCAGGACCCTCTGCTCAATATTCTTATTGAGGAAGAGGGCCCTGAGGAAACTGAAGAAACCCAAGATTCTGGTACTTTTTCTCAATAAAGACATCTGCTTCATATTTCCTGTGTTTGTTTTTCTGGGGCCTACTTAACTGAATAGGAATGCATGAAATAATTCTCATAATTCTTGTGTTTGGCTTTCTTTTTGAGAGGCCTTTTGAGGTCCTTTCAGTGGCGCCTTGCCCTTATCCTGCTGATTACTTTGGAATGTTACTGCTGCTGGGGCAACAGAGGGCTTTGGGTAAACAGTTTTCTCCTGCCCAAATTTATCTAAAAATCTGACAATATCAGGATCACCAGGTAATTGTTCTGACCCCTCATATATTCTAACCTCTTCTACCTGATTATCTTTTCCTTCCATAGGTTGGCCTGACACTTTTGGCATTAAGTTGCTGAAGAGTGAGTTTATTAAATTAACTACTGGGTAGGGGTTTTTCACCCATCTTTTTCTCAAAGTAACATTAAAATATCTAGGCAACCCATGAAGAGCCATTTTTCCACTGGTTTTAAACAGAAACCCCACTATGTCTGCACAGCTAATAAATAGGCCATCTCCTTTGCATAGAGGGCCCACTCCATTCTCATCTAAAAGGACAGTAGTTAGAGTATTACTAAATTGAAGAACTGTAGGAGTCTGAGAGCCTGTCTGAATAGACCCATAGTATCTACTGTTTTCATTTTTAGAAGGATCAGGACACCATACTTCTATAGGATAATTTCCATCTTTATCTAATTTTGCTTTAGCTTGCGGATCTAGGCCCTGATTTTTAGGTGTCATTTTTCTTCCCAATACAGTTTCAATTGTAATAGGCCCACCATTTGTAGTTTTTGGATACTCAGTCTGGTAATCTAAAACTAGGCCTTGCAAATCCAGAGGTTCTCCCCCAATGGCAAACATATGGTAATTTACCCCTGACACAGGAATACCAGCACCATAATCATGAACTCTTTTCATGTCCCAATAATGAACATTAATTAAAGAACTTATTCCAACTACTTCTGTTTTAACAGATATTGCCTCCCACATCTGCAATGTGTCACAGGTAATATCCTCATTTAGCATTGGCAGAGACACTCTTGCCACACTGTAAGCTGGCAAATTTTCCTTGATGGGCTGATCTGGAGATGATCCCTTTGGCTGCAGGTCATAAGTATAAGTATACCAGTTTGAAGTAGTAGGAAGATCAGGGGAATTAACTCCCATCCTTGGATTCAAATACAACTCAATTTGGGTAATGCTATCTTCTCCAGTAACCACAGATAATACTTCCACTCCTCCTTTAACAAGCAGTTTTGGAACTGAGGCAACATTAGGGCAGCATCCCGGCTTAGGTATACATTGCCTTTTGGGTGTTTTACAGGTGGATGATGCTTTTCTTTTTGGTGCCATCTTCAATTACTTGTAATTCAGGAGAAATATATCCACTAAGGCCTAGTACCAGAGGAAGAAGCCAATCTGGAGTTTGCTGCTGCAGAGTTCCTCCTATATGTTCAGGAATTAATATAGCCTCTCCTGATAAAAGGCCCTGATTCTGAGAAGCAGTTGTCTGAAAGACCCACCGGCTATTTAGTATCAGATTCACTAGGTTTGATTGTATCTGCAGCCTAGAGGTAGGAGATAAAGAATTAAAAATATCTTGCCCCACAGAATGCAGCAAGCTATTTTCCCACTGCAGAGGATCTAGGCTAAAGGCCATAAGTGCATGCCTCAAAACCTCATTACTACCTACCCACGAAACATCCCTCTTTACAAGTGACACTTGCTCGCGTGACAACCTCACCCCCACAGTTATTAGAGAGCCTATACCACTAACAGTTTGGAGAATGAAGCCATAAGTTAAACCTTGGTTAACCAAAGAAGCCACTAATGAGAAATTTGAAAACTGTTCAGCTGTGAACCCAAGTTGAGCTAAAGCCTCAATGCCAGAAATACCCTCAATTGTCATTAAACTGGAGATCTCTGCTTCCAAAGCTGCTAAAGCTTCTCCTGTAAGAATAGCTTCCAAAGTTACTCCTGTGGTGGCACTTAGTTCAGTAGCAATTTCACCAATATTGGCCAGCAGTGTGATGATGCCCCCCATCCTGAAAAATAAATAAGGATACTTACTCTTTTAATGTCCTCCTCCCTTTGTAAGAGAAAAAAAAGCCTCCGGGCCTCCCTTGTTGAAAAAAAGTTAAGAGTCTTCCGTCTCCCTCCCAAACAGAAAGAAAAAAAGTTTTGTTTATCAGTCAAACTCCGCCTCTCCAGGAAATGAGTCAATGCCAGAAACCCTGCAGCAATAAAAGTTCAATCATGTAACCACAACTTGGCTGCCTAGGTGACTTTTTTTTTTCAAGTTGGCAGAGGCTTGGGGCTCCTAGCCTCCGAGGCCTCTGGAAAAAAAAGAGAGAGGCCTCTGAGGCTTAAGAGGCTTAATTAGCAAAAAAGGCAGTATCTAAGGGCAGATCCCAAGGGCGGGAAACTGCAGTATAAAAACCACTCCTTAGTGAGGTAGCTCATTTGCTCCTCTGCTCTTTCTGCAAACTCCTTCTGCATATAGACAAGATGGATTTAGTCCTAAATAGGAAAGAAAGAGAGGCTCTCTGCAAGCTTTTAGAGATTGCTCCTAATTGTTATGGCAACATCCCTCTGATGAAAGCTGCTTTCAAAAGAAGCTGCTTAAAGCATCACCCTGATAAAGGGGGAAATCCTGTTATAATGATGGAATTGAACACCCTTTGGAGCAAATTCCAGCAAAATATCCACAAGCTCAGAAGTGACTTCTCTATGTTTGATGAGGTCAGTACAAAATTTCCTTGGGAAGAATATGGAACTTTAAAGGATTATATGCAAAGTGGATATAATGCTAGATTTTGCAGAGGTCCTGGGTGCATGCTTAAGCAACTTAGAGATTCTAAGTGCGCTTGTATTAGCTGTAAGTTGTCTCGCCAGCATTGTAGTCTAAAAACTTTAAAGCAAAAAAACTGTCTGACGTGGGGAGAGTGTTTTTGCTATCAGTGCTTTATTCTTTGGTTTGGATTTCCTCCTACTTGGGAAAGTTTTGACTGGTGGCAAAAAACTTTAGAAGAAACTGACTACTGCTTACTGCATCTGCACCTTTTCTAGACTCCTACTTCCTTCCTCTGTAAGTATTAGATATGGAAAAGTCTATAAGGCAAAATATCAAAGAAAGGTTATTTATGACAGATTTTCTGTACTTTCCCATCTAGGTTGACGAGGCCCCTATATATGGGACCACTAAATTCAAAGAATGGTGGAGATCAGGAGGATTCAGCTTCGGGAAGGCATACGAATATGGGCCCAATCCACACGGGACCAACTCAAGATCCAGAAAGCCTTCCTCCAATGCATCCAGGGGAGCCCCCAGTGGAAGCTCACCACCCCACAGCCAGAGCTCTTCCTCTGGGTATGGGTCCTTCTCAGCGTCCCAGGCTTCAGACTCCCAGTCCAGAGGACCCGATATACCTCCCGAACACCATGAGGAACCCACCTCATCCTCTGGATCCAGTAGCAGAGAGGAGACCACCAATTCAGGAAGAGAATCCAGCACACCCAATGGAACCAGTGTACCTAGAAATTCTTCCAGAACTGATGGCACCTGGGAGGATCTCTTCTGCGATGAATCACTTTCCTCCCCTGAGCCTCCCTCGTCCTCTGAGGAGCCTGAGGAGCCCCCCTCCTCAAGAAGCTCGCCCCGGCAGCCCCCGTCTTCCTCTGCCGAGGAGGCCTCGTCATCTCAGTTTACAGATGAGGAATACAGATCCTCCTCC